ACAATTTTAAGACGAACGACTCGCTACAATGGCTACGCATGCACCACGATCCCGCAGACCTATTCGTACCGACGGCTTAACTATACGCGCACTTACCTCCGATGTCCAAACAGCATTCACAACCAGATCCCGGCACAGCGGCATGCTCGATCACATTCAGAACTCGGTGGTTGGTTTGAATCCTCGTCATTGCATGGTTGACGCTGAACAGTATGTTAACTATTTGATCACAGATCTTGCTACCATTTCTGAGGATGCGGACGGATTGTTTGATGTCATCGGTGGCGTTATCAAAGGGATTGGAGGCATTACAGGCATAATCGATATTGGAAAGGAAGTTGTTGGATTTGTTCGTAAAGGGGTTGACATAATTCACAGTCACGTCGGTAACGGAAAGAAGTTCATCGGTGCCGATTTTGACAAGATCGTTGAGGCTGTTCGCAAGGTTGATTCTGTGGTGTCTGACTTCTCAGCTTCATTCAAACCAGGCTCGTCATCGGTTGCGCCAATGCAGACGGAATTCTATGATGGTTCGGACCCGCTCACAATACTTGCCAATGGAATACTCAACAAGGTTCAAAAGTTTGGTGATAGTGCTTATCTTGCTCCTGCTGTCCCTGATTCTGTTCCTGTCAATGTCGGTGTCTTACTTTCGATGGTTGAACAAGTCACCCTCGCAGTTCTTCAAACTCTTAGCGTGTCACTCCCTGCTCAAGCTGACGTCTATGGGTCTACAATACAGACGCAAAACGGTCACGCGCTCCCACCTACTCAGCATTGGATACAGGCGTGGAATAATGCTTCGGACTCTATGCGGCTACGAATGGTGGACCACGTCAATCTGGAGGGACATAACGTTGGCTTAGTTGTTGATGAAGGGCAATCTCGCGGATCAAAGAAGAACATGATACCAATTCCAACGCTGCTCAATGACTCTGTCTCGACCGTATCTGTCCGTGGTGTTACACATCGACGCATGCGCGAATTAGCTGCCAGGATCATGAAGTGTCGCATGACGTATCCCTTGAATGCGGTTATCACGCCCTTTGACTCATGGACAACGCTCGCATTCCCTTGGTTGCCACAACATGTTACAACAGGCGGTCCTCACCAAGGTCACAGTGCACTGCTCGCTCCGGCGACGGAATATTCTACTGGGTTTACGATGACAGGTATGAATTGTACGGGACTCCTTCGCAAGGTAGATTGCAGCGTCGGCACTGCTGGGAATGTCATCATGGTGGACAACGTTCGGTTGCTAAAGGATGCCGGAATTCCAACTAGTAGCCAAGATCAAGTCGAAATCCTATACATACCCAGGTATTGTGTGCGGATCAAGACGAATGTTGGGTTCGATCGTACGGAAGCGGATTTCACGGTGGGTGTTTATGGTGTACGACGCGCTCATCCGACAAACGAGACAGTTTTCTACCATCTACCGGTCCTCGGAAGTATCGTCACCCCTTCTGCAGGCACAGTTGAAGGCGAGATCACTATGTTCGTGGGCGATGCGAAGACTGAAGTGGGCCAGTTTATACGTGATGGAGCAGTATTTTCAGCGGGTGGGGTTGGATGCACTGCAGCAGTTTGCGTAGCAGCAGTCGATCGAGCACACATCGTTTCCGTTACTATGGCATGCGTTTCAGATGAGATACGGTGGAATATACTCGGCATTCGGGGTGGTGTATTTCCTAGCGAGCTGTCAATATTCGACTGTTGGGCTAGAGATTCGTCGAACGTTCCGTTTGTGCATCCCCAAGGTGTGTCTGGTTTGTGGTCAATGTACGTCACTGGTGCTCTTCAAGTGTTGAACCCGAACGTTTTCCATGATGTGCGATTTCATTTATCATACCCATTAATCACCGCTACACTGTTCGAGTTTCTCAAGAAGCACGCATGTCGTCAAGCCCCTTCGATGACATCGCCACTCATCGATAAGCACGACCATGTCGCTCCGTTCTTGCTGCAGTGTCTTTCTAAGACTTCGCAGTGGATGTCTTTGAGTGATGAAAATCCTCTGTTATCGATCGTTGACACTACCTCAATCGCCACACTCGGACGCAATGATCTTGAACGCGCTAGGTATCTTGGGTTGCGTGTGTTTAATATCTTCGTTCAACTGTGCGATGTTTCTCCTGTTGAGATCGAGTTCACCCCTCCTTATGAAAACATCAAGCGGCTGATGGACGTACACGAGGTCGATTAGGACGGTTTCCTGGTGATGCGGTGTGATGGCCTACCGTCGTCGTTTTTGCAGAC